GGTTGTTATCCGAGGCGCAGTTCGTTTATGAGATCCCAAAAGTCAGCTAAACACTCATCACTAGGCAATTATTGCCTACCTATACCATGAAACCATCCTACGAAATCCAGCTAGCTGCCGCCGTCGCCGTCGCCGAGGCCGGAGGCGAGGCGAATAACCGCGCCATTCCCGCCGTGATCGAGGTGATGCGCAATCGGGCGGAGAAACACAAGACGTCGCTCCTTGCCGTCGTGCTAAAACCGATGCAATTCAGTTGCTTGAACGGCGTTCACGACATCCCGGCATTCGTCGCGCGTTACCAGCAGCACCCGCGCTACCAGGACGCGCTAAACTGCCTGACGGTAGTCGAGACCGACTACGCCAAGGGGGCCGACCATTATTGCCGCGTGGATTGTTTTCCTGCCTGGGCGAACGGAGTTGAACCGACCGCCATAATCGGCCAGCACAAATTCTTTACAGTGCCGTGAAACCAACTCAAAAGCGCGAGGAAATCACATTTGACTCTCTCGCATCCTGTTCTGCCTCAACTGGAGTCCCTATCGGAGCTTTGCGGAAGGGGAAGCGCCTTTGTCCAGCAGCCTTCCCAGGCAGCCGCGTGAAGTTCCTGGCCTTTGTGGAGTGGTGGTTTAGCCAGGACCAGTCATGCGAGATCGACTATGCCGCGCTCAAGGCAAAAAAAATGGCGCTTGAAAACGACGCGCTTGAAATGGACCTCGCCGATCGACATGGGGACACGATCCGAATGGAGGACGCAAAGCAGCTAATCCGCAATTCCCTCATGCCCGTCCGACAGCGCCTGGTTGCCCTGCCGGCCGAGATGGCACACCGGTGCAATCCTAGCGACCCAGGCTTTGCGCGGAAGGCGCTTGAGGGATGGCGCACGGAGGCGATGGAATTTTGCCGAGTGGAAACGATGAAAGAGCAGCCAGCCGAAAATGACAGCCAGCCTGCTACAACTTAATACCTTCGCATCGTCTTTCTACACGCGCCTATTTACCGGGAGCGTCGCGGACTGGTGCTGCCAGAACTTGCGGTTTGACGAGGCGCAGAACCGCGGCCCGTTCACGCTTGACGGTCGTGAATACATGCGCGAGCCGCTAAACGACTGGGGCGATCCTGACATTGGCGATTGCGTGGAAGTTTTCGGCTCGCAAACCGGCAAAACCGCGATGCTAATGGGCGGAATTTGCTGGAGCGTCGTTTGCGACCCTTGCGGGATGCTTTGGGTGATGCCGTCCGAGACGCTCGCGCAATCCTTTTCCAATCTCCGCCTGCGCCCGATGCTGGAGGCATCCGCCGCCACTGAGCCGCTGATTCCCCGAGGAGCCCGCCGCCACAGCTTTAAGACGCTCGAAATGCAAATCGGGGCAAGCGTGATCAACTTGATCGGAAGCAACTCGCCATCCAATCTCGCCAGCCGCCCCGTTCGCAAAGTCATTTTGGATGAAGTGGACAAATTCAATTTCGTAGGCGGGAACCACGAGGCCGGGGCCGTCAATCTGGCAGAACAGCGGACTAAGGGGCAGGCCTACGCGCAGCGACGCAAGACCTCGACTCCAAGCATGACCGACGCGCCAATTTGGCAAGAATTCCTGAAAGGGGACCAGCGCCGATTCTTTGTTCCATGCCCGCATTGCGGGAAGTCCATTGTGTTCGCGTGGTCAGAGCGATTCACGATCCTGAAAAAGACCGGATGCGAGTCATTTGTTCGCTGGGATTCAGATGCGAAACATGCAGACGGATCGTGGAATTTCGAGAAAGTCCAAAAATCAGCAAGAATCGAGTGCTGTTTTTGCCAAGGGCACATCCAGGATGGGCTCAAGACGCGCATGATTAGGTCTGGGGAATGGAGGCCAACCGCGACCAGCGACCGTGGATTTCGCTCTCGCCACCTTTCCAGCCTATACGCATCGTCACCAGAGACCACTTTTGGAAAACTCGCCGTTCGATTCTTGCAGCAAAAGCAGTCGCGGGAAGGATTGCAGGGATTTATCAATGGCGACCTGGCAGAACCATACGAGTCTCAGGACAGTCTTGGAAAGCGCACCGAGTTAATCACCGCGCACATCGTATCCGCTGACGGCGCGGTTAAGCTGATGCAGATAGATTGCCAAGCCAAAGCGCCTTATTTTTGGTATATCGTCCGGTCCTGGTCGGAGATGAGCAGCCAGTTACTCGGGGCGGGACATTGCGACACGTGGGAGGAGATTTCAACCGTTCAGGCTTTCTTTGGCGTTCCGAATGTAGGCGTCTGGATAGATTCAGGATGGGGCGCTCGCGCCGACGCCGGGGTTTATCGTGAATGCGCCAAGCACTCCGAACTTATCGGACCCAGCCTTTGCATTGGATGGAACCCTTGCAAGGGCTTTCCGCAGTATAAGCGCTGGAAAGACTCGGAAAAGGGTTTGATGCTGCCCTACTACCTGACCACTACCGATCCGCTAGGCGGAACCGTTGACGCCGGTGTTTTGCAACTCAACATATTTGAATTTGCGAGCCCCTACTTTCGGGACATCCTTGAAGACCTGCGCAATCCGAAGACCTCGCGCGGATTTGAATGGAGCGTATGCGCGGAGGCCTTTGATCGCCAGATTTCCGATGGAATCAAGACATGCCCTGCCGAAACCTACTGGAAGCATCTTGACGGGCAAATAAAGGCGGGCATCAAGTCGCGCAAGCGCTCCGTTGTGACATCCTGGGAATGGACGCGCCGCCATTCAGACTGGCCGGACCATTTATGCGCTTGCGAAAATCAGGGGACAGCCGTCGCCGCGTTCCTTGGAAAGTTGCCACCGACAATTTTTGAGCCGAAAAAATCCGAATGAACATCCAAAAGCCGACCATCACCAGGAAAGAACTCGCGCAGATTACAGGCCTAAGTGTGAAGCAGATAGCAACGCACGAGCGCAAGTGGGGCCTCTACATTGCCCGCGTTCCAGCGCAAGGCCTTCGATGCGTTCTTTACCGGACAGCGGTCGCGCGGCGCGTGTTGATAGCGATTGGACTTGTCGAATGATTGCAGTTTGATCGAGCAACATCCCACTAATTATCGCATCGGCATCATTCAGCGCTATTCGGCGCTGTTTGGTGCCTTTTCTATTTCAGGATTAGACCGTCAATGGAGACGTGGCCATAACCACGTCGCTAAAGCGATCTAGTCTTGACGACGCTTGGGATGCTGCGGTAGCAGCGTCCGGGAACACTGTAGGCCAATCGCCCGACCTCCGCGGGCAGCTTCGCAATTACGAATCGCGCGCTCGGAACGTAATCAAGTCCGGGTCTGTAATGTCCGCATCAGCATCTTCCGCCGGAGGCGGATCGTCCTCCGCATTTTCATCCTACGGACCAGGACAAATCACCCCCGTCGAAGTCGTGGAGCTTTGGCGAGCATTAGTTGACCTCTACGACGATACCAAAGCGAGAATGATCGCATGGACGGGCATCGCCACGCCCGCCGATGCCGACATTAAGACGCGCATGATGTGCGCCCTTTCGCCCGCATTCCAGGCCTACCCGGAATTTACGCACCTGCGCCTGCCTGGAGCGCCATACCGCACGGAGGAGACGCACACATGGTAAGCCTGTCGCGACGCGTCCAAGCGGCATGGAATGCCTTTCTCGAGCCTATTACGCCCGGCTCGCCATTCAACTGGTATGAGGGAGGGATGCCGTTTCAAGGAGGCGACAAATCCTGGGTGCCCGCCATCGTCCAAGACGCGCGATTCGACCAAAATTTTGTTGCCCGCCGGGAGTTAATGCGCAAGGCGAGGTATTTCGCGCAGAATTCCCCGTTCATCAAGCGCATCCTAGAAGTTGACGCCGCATACACCATCTCCGATCACGTCACGCCGTCAAGCAGTGACTCGGAGTGGAACAAGCGTGCCCGCGACGTGTGGCGCGATATGTCTGCAAGCGCCGGACTCCAAGGGGAAGACCTTGGGACGCTACTTCGCACCGCACACCCTTGCGAGCGGACGGACGGAGAAGTGTTCGCCCTAAAGACGCGCCGACAGTGGATGGATAGCGAATCCACATGGCGTTCAAAGAGCGGGACCAGGCCTTGCTTGCAATTTGTTGAGTCGCATCGAGTTGAGACGCCTTCCGGGCGATGGGGAAACGAGGGGAAGAGCATCATTGACGGTGTTGAGATTGCGCAGACGGTTCTACCGGACGGACGCAAGACCCTTTCAAAAGTCGGTTATTGGATTCGTTCATCGTTCGACATGTTCGAGGCGGATGAATCATGGGATTGCATCCCGCCGTCCGGCGTCATGCAAATCGGCGAAGCGCAACGAACCGATCAACTTCGATTCATTTCGGCGTTCTACGCCGTCATCAACACATACCACAACCTTGACGACCTGCTCTTGCTCGAAATGGCAGCAGCCAAGGATGGCGCGGAGAAGTCAACCATCATCAAGACACCATCGGGCGAAATCAATGCCGCCACGTTGATTAAGCAGCGAATGAGCGGAATCTCCGCCGACCCGACCACCGATGATGAGTGGAAAAAGCGCGTCGAGTATTACCAGAAGACTTTAGGGGGCAGGACGGCAGCACTCAAGACTGGAGACGAGGTGACACAATACCTCAATAATCGACCTACCGTCACGAGTCGCGAATACTGGCTTTTCCTGCTCTCTGTTATTTGCGCGGGCCTGGGCGTTTCCATTCTCCTTGTGTTTCCAGACTTTTCGGACAACAAGCAAGGGACAGCCGTCCGCGCCGAACTCGACATAGCCAACCAGATATTCATTCGCCGCGGCCGGAAGTGGAGGCAGATCGTCGCCAATACCTGGGACTATTTCATGGCTTGGGCGATTCAGAATGACCGTCGCGTAGTGGACCCACCGCACGATTGGCGCAAGGTAATCGTCCATCCTCCCCGCGCCGTCAACGTGGACGTGGGGCGCAACTCATCCGCGATGCTCGCCGAGCTCGCCGCCGGAGCCACCACCTACGCGCAGTGTTACGGCCCGCTTGGGATGGATTATGCCGAGCAATTCGACCAGATCCAAATCGAGCAAAAGGCCATTGCAGACCGTGGAATCAAAGTCGTGATGCCCGGCCAGCAGCAGCAACCAAAACCGGAATCCGAGGAGGATACGCCGGAACCAAAAGGCAAGGACAAGGTAAATGCTTAAACGACGTTTCATCCTAAATAAGTGGCTTGCCGTGCGTTTCAACGCGCCGACAAATACTTTCACTTTCGGCAAACGCCAAATCAACGCCGAGGCGAATGGTGACACTGGACACAAAGAGCCAGACGGAGATGAGCCAAAAAGTGGGGGTAAATCAGATTTCGACGGCGACGAAGGAGCCCCAGAGATCGAAGTCTTTGGGCAGATTGGCGAATCGTATTTCGGAGACGAAAAAGGCGTTTGCGTTCAGGACTTCAAAGACGCGCTAGACGCCATTCCGCGCAACCAATCGCCAACGATCCTGATTCATTCTCCCGGAGGAAACGTCTGGGAAGCTTTCGGGATTCACGGGATGATCAAACAGCGCGGAAACGTCACGACGCGCGTTGTCGGAATCGCCGCAAGTTCCGCCGACGTTATTTTCCAAGCCGGGGCCAAGCGCATCATACCGAAACTTTCGATGCGAATGGCTCACAATCCATCATCGCTTTGCATGGGAGACTCCGCCGACATGCGAGCGGAGGCGGATCGTCTCGATAAGCACGCCGACGCGCTAGCCGCCATGTATTCCGACCGCTCCGGCCATTCCGTCTCAGAATGCAAGTCCATGATGCATGACGAGACTTGGATGAGCGGGGAAGAGTCCAAAGAAGAAGGCTACGCAGACGAACTTACCGACGAGCCCCCCGTCCAAAACACTCTCGACCTTTCCCGCTACCGGAATGTTCCCGTAGCAATCACCAACCGCAAACCCGCGCCCCAGAAACCAAACAAGGCGCTCACACGCATCATTATGAATCGAATCGAAATGATCGCCCTACTTACCACCTGGGGCGTTCCCGTGCAGGACAGCTTGACTGATGACCAGATTAAGAAACTGGTCGAAGCAGGCCGCCCTGCGCAAACCACGACCCAGCCCGCGCCGGCCCTTGATGTCAACGCGCAACTCGCGTCCATCCAGGCGCAACTCGCGGCGTCGAATGCCGCGCGTGAGACGGAACGCCGCGCCAGAATCACGAACGAAGTTGACGTTTTGATCGGGGAAGACCGAATCCCGGCCAATCAGCGCCAGTTCGCGATTGATCAGTCCGTCCAGAACGAGGCGCACCTCGCCTTTTACCGCGCGCTTCCCGCCCGCCCTCCGGGAGTCAATCCCGTCTCGCCCGAAATCACGAACGTGAGCGATTCCGTTCCTGATTTGGAGAACGCCATCAATCGAATCCGCGCCCCGATGGATAGCATGATGCGTGGTAACGACATGGCCGCCCGCGTCTCGCGCCAGGCCATCAGCAACGCTTCGCAGCAGGCCGGGAATTTGATCCTGCGAAATTCCGACAAGCTCCTTTCCGCCGTGTGCGGCTGCCGGAGGATTGAAACCCACAGCGGAACGCGATACGAGGCTATCGGAGCCCCGATCATGAACGATACGACCTACTCCGGCCTCACCGTTAGCAGCAACCTTCAGCGCCAAGTGATCATGTCCGAGGCCATGCGAGCTTTCCGCCGCCGATTGCTCACCTTCACCGCGTTTGCTCACAAGTTCGAGCAAGTCCCGTTGGAAGGTAACGATACGGTAATCGTCCCCTACTACCCGCTGTTTACCACCACCAGCCAGCGCTTTGTTGCCGCCAACGGCTACCAATACACCAGCACCGATCAGGCGCTGAGCAAGAGCATCGTCGTTGGCGGGTCCGGGGCCGCCGTAAAGACCGCAGGCCAGGATCGCGCGTATCAGGCGCTCACGTTTAGCGCCTACCTCATCCGCCGCCAACCTTGGGTGGACATCCTTAAGCTCGCCGTCATGCGGGCCGAGCAGCTCGCCATTGACATCATCAACGACATCCTGACGGCTTGGGTGTTGAAGGCCAATTTCGGCAACGCCATATGGGGAGGCGTTCCTCAAGCGTTCGACGAAACCAGCGTCGCGCAGATCGCCGCCATTTGCCGCAAGTCGGATTGGCCCGACACCGGGCGCAACCTTGTAATCGGGACCGACTACTGGACGAATCTCGTTTCGAGTCCCTACGTCAAGGCGTTCCTCAATATCGGCGACACCAACGTAATCAGGGAAGGCCGAGTTGGAGGCCTTTATGGGTTCGAGGACACCATCGAGAACCCTCGCATCCCGGCCACCGCTGACGGAAACCTCATCGGTTTTGCCTGCTATCCGAGCGCGATTCTCGTCGCCACCGCCCCGATCATGCCCGCCCCGGGCGAGTTGAAACTCATGGTGAGTTACGACCTCATCACCGATCCACAGATCGGTTTGACGTTTGAGTACAAGTATTTCGGCGTTCCGCAACAGAGCGCGGACTACGAAATCATCGAATGCAACTACGGCTCCGGCCTGGGTGAGCTTGCCGCGCTCAAGCGCCTCGTTAGCTCTGGCAGCTAATCGCGAATCCAATCCTCCCGACGCTTAACCCGCCGGGAGGAACTTCAAATCCATTTTATGGCCCTTAAAACCATCCTAATCGGCAGAGAGCATGACAAGGCAGGCTACATCCTGATTGCCGGACCCGAAACGCCGACCAGCGAGGCCGTTGCCATGCGGGACGCCATCGCCAAGAGTCCAACGCATGAACGATGGGCGGAAATCACCGTCGCGCGGCTTGACCCGCTCAAAAGCGATCTCAAGCTGCAATCGCCCGTGAACGCAAAAAAGCAGGCGGAGGCCGATGCCAAGGCCGATGCCGAGCTTAACGCGCTCATTGAGTCCAACAAGAAACTCGCCGTCGAGCGGGAAAAATCTATCGCCGCCGCCGCGCAACTTGAGCACGAAATGAAAGTCGCGCAGATCAACAAACTCCACGCATCGTTCAAATCCCCTGAGAAAACCGCCAAATAACCCACTTCCAACCAAAGAAAAACAGTAAAATATGAAATTCCTTAACCGTTTAATCGTCGCCACCATCACCGGCTTTGCCGCGCTGACGGTTCAGGCGCAAACGAACTTCTCGACCTACTTCGCCACCAATGGCACCACGTCGCCGTTCTTTTCCATCACGAACGTCGCGCAGATCAATTCTGGCATCTTCCCCACCCCGACGAACTACTTTATCGGGGCGTCAACAAACTACTATTACACGAATTCGCTCGCGAATCAGATCGTCGTAGGGGTGAACAAGTCCCGATACGTTACCTTCTCATTCACGGCCACCGGGACGAATGCGACCGGATCGGCCGTTGTCTTGATTGACGCCGGAAATGGCTACAACGACTGGGTAGCGCTCACCGCCATTCCCTTAACCCTTTCCGCTGGCACCGCCACCGCCGGAACGAATGTCGATACGGGTGGATGGGACACGTTTAGGATCAATAGCATCCTTACCACAAATGTTGCGCAGACATTAACGAACGCATACGTCGCCTTCGGCTGCAAACCGGGCATCTAACTCCCTCGCGCACGCAATGGAGCGCCCGCGTTTTTGTTGTTGGCGCGGGAGCTCCCCTTGCAAATGAATCCAGGCCAGCATATCAATATCGCCGGAGGCCGAGCGGACCTCGCCATGCACGGGCGCGCCATCACGCTCGATTCGGGGGCGCAGCTTGACGGCATGATTCATTTGATGGCCGAGATTCCCGACCCCGACCGGCCCGCCCAGGCAAAGACGCCGATCTATTCCGTCGTTTCAATCCTCATCGAAGACATCGAAGTTGCCGCGGCGCGCGCCGTGTCGCTCTTCACGGAGGAAAGCGGCAAATGGCATCGGCCATATAAATACGCGCAGCCTATCGGGTCCGAAGTGTGGCACCGCTGGCAATGCGAGGCGCAAAGATCATGAGCGGACCCTTAAAATTCATCGTTGACGTTCCGAGTTTCGGAAAGGCGATCGAGGACTTCGCCGCCGTTTGCGGAATGAGCATCCGTGGCGCTTTTGAGTATCAAGCCGCGCAGCTTTGCAACGAGTTAATTCAGAGGACGCCACCTTTCAGCGGAAAAAGTCTCGCCCGCATGATTGACGCTCGACCCGTTACCGAAAAGGGGACCAAACCGCAACTGCGCGATACCTCACTCGAGAATGAATCAGCCCGCAACGTCGGGAAATTGCGCGTTGAAAAGGACATCCGAAAAGTGATTTACGGACTGACCGGATCAAGCCTTTCCGCGCGTCAACTCGCGCTCAAGCCAGGATCGGTTTTATCTGGAGGAGGAGTCCTGGAGAAAGTTGACGGGCGCCCGTCCGTTCGTGTCTTCGCAAAACGCGGCCAGGCTTTTGGGACTGACCTGACGCACTACATGCCCGGGGCGAGCAACGCGACGCTCTACACGCATCACCAGGAGGCCAGGACCAAGAGCGGCCGAGTGACCATCGCAGGCGAGCGCACCCGCAATGTGGGCAGATGGGTATTTCTCAACCGGCTTGTGACCGAGGAAGAACGACTTGCAGACTACATCAAGCAACGCCAATACGGCGTGGGAAGCGCCAAAGGTGGATGGGCAGCGGGATACCTCAAATACGGTGGGAGGATGAGCAAACGCGGATGGATCGGGCGTTACGCCGGAATCACCGGGACCACCGAGGACAACCTCAACCATCCCGAGTCGAAGACCAAGCCGAAGATCACCATCATCAATCGATCTAAGTGGGCGGCCGGAAACGACCCGGAAGGCATCATCGCCGCATCGCTTGACGGGCGAGCCAAAGCAATCGCCGGAAGCATCCGCCGCGCCCTAGAGGAGCAGTGGGGATCGTCATTCCGCCGCCACCTCGCAAAACGGGAGGCTGCATCGTGAGCGCCGCCCGATTCGATTTTGAATTCGCGTTGCCGCAGGGATTTCAGGCCTACCTCGCTGCCGTTCTGAGTGACGCGACGACGAGCGTTTCCCCTGTCGTTACGTGGTTTGATCCGATGGCCGTTGACGATGCAAATCGAGTGGTAGTTTTCGCGACGCGCGGAACCGCGCCGAACAACCTTTCATCGAATTGCGATATGTCGGTTGAAATCGGGGTGAAAAGCCGATGGGCGCAGAAAACGCTCGCCGCCGACATTGCCGCGCACGGTGCCCGCCTTTCGGACGTTCGCAATGCACTGCTCGAGCAAGGGCTTGCCGGCGACGCGGATCTTCAAGTTCCAGGCATGGGCATCATCAATATAGACAACACCCGACAATATGAGTCTGACGTGATCGACAATGGATGGATCATCAGCAAAACCACGCTAACGGTTAGCGTTTTCGCGAAAGCATCATGAACGAAATCACATCGAGTCAATCTTTCACCGCCAGCAAAAACGGCCAGAAGCTAATCAGCCAAGCCAACTTGACTTTCAGCATGACCGGATCTTTTTGGGTGGGCGATGTGCGGGCCATCCCCACCAGCGCAACCGCGCTTTCCCTCGGGAGCATCAGCGGAATTCCCTCGATTCTCGCAGTCGTGAACATGGAACCGACCGCGGGCTACAACACCGTCACCGCCGTTGGCATTGTCGGCGGAGGCCTTGGCTACCATGCGGGAGACGTGTTGACGGCCGCCGGAGGGACCGGAACCTACGCCACGCTCACAGTCGGCACCGTCAACGGCTCCGGGACCATCACATCCATTACCGTTACGACCGCCGGACAATACACTTTCAACCAAGGCCCGCCCGTCGTGAATAATCCGACGGGAGGATATTCCGGGAGTAGCGGGGCGCAACTCACTTTGACCCTCGGAACGCTCGCCGGGGACTCGCTTTACGTCGCGCTCGATTCGGGGCTCGCCTACAAGTTCGCGACCCTGAGCCCTGGGCGCTCGATCCAGATCCAACCAGCAACCGCAACCATGTATTTAGCGTCCCTCGCACGGACAATTAATGTCGGCGTCTACGCCGTCCAGCAATAAGGAAAATCTATGCCATCCACCAGAGTCGGAACAGTAATTGGAACGACCGGGAATGCCACGTTCAAAGGCATTTTCGGCGCGACCGTCACCTGGACCGGGATTAGCTCCACATCCCGAAGCGGAACTGTATTTAACGCCTGGGATTTAACCGCCGGCAGCGACACCGACCAGACCAAGGGAAACCACGGCGAATGGGTAAATACGCGCCACCAAAACAAGCGGCTCAGTCTCAAGATCGATGTCAAACCCGTCTCGACCACCGCCGCGCTTGCGATGGCCATTGCGGAAGATCCGCCCGCCAGAGACGGATTGATCACCATTGCCAGCGCCAATTTGACCGTTCTTAATTCGGCTTACTGGCAGCTTGCGGGCGATCCATCAAGCAAAGAGACGCCCGATGGGGATGCGATCATGTCGCTCGATATTTGGTTGCAACTTGACGACCAGAACGCCGCCGTCGCCGTCGCCGTCCTGAGTTAATCCATGCCATGGCCCACTACGCAACTAGTCTCGACCTCGTGCCGGAGCCGTGTTGCGTTCTGGGCACTTGGTTGCGCCCATTTTGCCTGGGCCATCACCTGCTCTTTCGCAAGCTCAGTTTCCCATTTTCGATGGGGCCGAACGCGGAGGCGAGCGACGAGGAACTGTTGCAGGCCGTCGCTATTTGCGCTGGGCAGAGTTACGAATGGACGCTTGACCTGCTCCTTACCGGAACCTACCCAGATGAGTTTCGCCGCTGGAAAAACCAGTTGCGCGGCCCGTGGTATCGCCGCCGAAGGGTTGACTTGGCCGATGCTGGCATCACCTTTCGCGCCTACCTAGCCAAAGGCCAGGAATTCACGCTAAATCCGCCCCTAATGCGTCACAATGACGCCGGGGGTGTAAGTCTATCCGCTCCGTGGGAGTCGCTGCTATTGGCCACCCTGACGCGCGGAGGACTATCCAGGGCCGAAGTCTTGAACGGCTACCTGCCAGCGATGTGGTATCAATACCATACCTTAAGGGAGATGCGACAACTGGAGAATCCCTACGCGAGCGAAAAAAGCTGGAGACCCGCGTTTTGGACTCTTAACGATGACATGCGGTATTACCCGGAGAAATACGAGGAATGGGAAACGAGTCAGGCCATTTAGGTGTTGCGATAGAGGGAAATTCAACTGGCTTTCAGCAAATGCTGAGCCAGATGAAGCAGCACGCTCGCGCATTCTCCAATGAAGTCTCTACCGAGGTGGGTAAAAGCTGGATGGGCATCGGAAAGAACATGGTCGGAGGCATCGTCGGTGCCATCTCGTTTGAGGGTGTCAAGAGTTTCGTCGGAGGCATCTTTGAACATGCGCATGGAATCAAGGAACTGTCGGAGCAATTCGACATATCAACGGATTCAGTTCAACGCTGGCAAAAAGCGCTCACCAACGCTGGCGTGAGCGAGACCGTGTTATTCCGTTCAATGGAAGCGTTCCGGGCCAAGCGCGAGGCGGCCCTTGGCGGAGACCAGGGCGCACTTGACGATTTCCGCATGGCTGGAATAGGGCGCGAGAAACTTTCGACCGGAAACGAGGAAGATCTTTTCAATGAAGCCAGACTGAGCGATGCCAGCCGCCCGACGAAGCGAAGGCTGGGCATCAATCCGAAGCTTTCCGAAATCAAACTTGGCGGCCAGGGCGTCCTGTCTGAGAGTGATATTGAAGACCTGGAGATGGTGCGTAATTCGTGGCGCAAAACTACATCGGGAATCACTAATTTCTTTACCAAGATCGGGCTGATCGCTGCTCAGGATACGGCCAATCAGCTAACCAACGCCAAGAACATTTTAAAGGTTGCCTTCTCATGGAACAAGCCCGCCGCGATTGCCAAGATCATGAAGGACAGCAAGCGCGATGCGGAAAACAAGCGGCTCGCCGCGGAGTACGACAAGAGAGTTGCCGCAGACCAAAAGGCAAAGGAAGTCGCAGAGGAAAAGCAGATCCGAGAGCAAGCAGAGCAGGCCAAGGCATACAAAGACTCGGAACAGGCTCGACTCAAGCAGCAGAACGAAGCTGACGAACTGCGCGGAGCCAAGCGAAAGAACATGATGCCACGCGCCGCCCGCGCGGACGAGCGAAAAGAACTTTCCGAAGTCGAAGCGAGACTTAAAACGATCAAGAGTTTCATCGGCCCGCTCTCCCCAGAAAAACAGGAGGAACTTCACCACCTCGAAATGCAGCGCGAAGGACTCAAAGCAGACCTGCGCGAAAAACCGATGGAAGTGCAAGCTGACAGCATGGCCAAGATCGGCCTATTCGGATCTTCCGGCACTACCTACAACCCGCTTTTGGGCATAAATAACCAGCAGTTGCAGCGGCTTGACCGCATCGCCCAGGGCGTTGACGCGCTCCGCAGGAATAACCCATTCGCGCAATGAGCCGATACGGGACATTATTAGGTGTTTATCCCGGCCCCGTCATCACCAAGACGGAACAGGATGACAATGCCCGCACCGGTGCAACCGCGATGGTGGAAGTCAAGGGCACGCTCTCAGAGTTACAGCAACTTGAGCAGCAGTGGCTCTCCCTTGGACCATCGGACATTAACATTTCCAGCACCGGAACCGGAAACTTCCAACTCCGCGCGACGTTTCCGTTCGCTTTCGACGGACTTGTTACCGACCTAGGAATCGTCCCGTCAATTCATGAGCTTGACGTTCGCGAAGTCCAAGACAGTTACGCGAACAATCCAATCCTGCGCAACACGCTTTCCGACTCGGATATTCAGATCGTCGCTTTCATCGTCCGCGACTTTCAGGCGGGAAAATACGCAGACACCGCAGGCCGTCAAAGCACAACCGCAGCGGAGGCTGACGTTACGTCCGCAACATCGGACGCCGCGGACTCGATCAAGCTCTTTCGATTACTCGCGTACAGGGGGGAAGAGTATTACGTGCGCTACGATTACGTTTACCGTCGGACCCTGACTTGCGCCACCGCTGCGCAGGTAACACTCTCGCACACTGGAGTCTCGCAAATCTGGACAACGAACGAAGTTTCCAATTTCGAGGGAATCCCGCCGGATGGCATTTTCCAGTTGCCCGTCAACGCGCCTTGGATTGCAACGCCGACGCCAATGGTTTGGCTAAAGTCCGCGCCGCAAGTCGTTGCAGCGACCGGACAGAAAACGCAGCTTGTCTATTCCTACACCGGGGCCGTTGCCGCGTCTTCGCTCATGTATGCGCCATACGGGGCGGCTGTGCTATTCTAACGTATGCCGCTCCTCCCTTATCCCCTAGCATCCACCGGAGACCAGGCCGTTGCTTGGAATCGATCGCAGAAGTTCATGCAATCACTCCGGCCGCAAGTTGTGGCAGGACAGAAGACCATTCACGGCCCTTTCGGGCAGGCCGTCATGCCCGGAACGTCGCTCGCAGGAGGCGGAGGTAGCGGAGTAATGGAGGCATGCTTTGCGTTCAAATGCATGTCGTCAAATTCGGAAGATTGCATCCAGGCCTACGCTTTCGACCCGACGAAGATCGGAGCCAGTCCGATTGACTTCAGCCAGGTATTCGACATCGCGCTTCCCTTTGATCTGCGCCCGTCCTACCATACAAGCGGGGAAGTAATTGACGGCGTGACCGACAGCAGCGGAGCGACATACACTTACACCATCGCGAGCCAGAAACGGAAATGCACGTTCACTGATAGCTTTGGAAACGCCAGGACAGAATACCAGTTCATTACGCCGCTCTACATCGTAGCTACGCAATCAGCAACTCCACCATACACGACCGGCACGTTCTTTTGGGCTAAGAATATGGGAAAGAGCGTCGGTCCTACCTGGGGCACGGGAGGAAGCCTAACGACCCAATGGCAATGCTGCCATGAAGGCAAGGAATGGGCCTGGGACCCGGCCATAACATCCTGACGTTATGCCGATACCAGGTTTCACACCTCCAGTTGTCAGGCGCTCAACCTTTTTGCGTGGGCATGAAATGGTCTTCACGCGGAGCCCGGCCGGACAGCGCACGAAGGATTTGATTCTCCCGTCCTGGGACTGGATCGTCACCACGCGCACGGTGGGCGGGATGAGCAACAACGCGCATCAAACCATGTCCGCTCTCGCGGCTTCTTGCGCGGGATACGACATTACCACGCTGGGGGATGATTACTCCGCTCTTTGGGGATACAATTACGACGGGACGCCATTCGGACCTCTGCCGCAAGTAGAAACGGGAATTGTGCCCGATCCTCCAGGGCCGCAGAATCTATCGTGGTTTGGAAACGTGACGGGAGGACAACTTTACTATCACGTCACCGGCCCGCCCGCATATTACGCAAACGCCCTATGCGCGAATCAGCAATGGAGAGTCCACGATTACCCAACCGGCACACCACCGACCGGAAGCAAAAACAAGGCGCAATGGGTTTTTTATTGGTATGGTCGATGTGTTGTCGGGACCGATCAGAATTGCGCTTCGCTCACCGTCACGATGCTTTCGGACATCCAAATACTTTACGATAGCGGATACATCCCGGCCGATTGGGGCACGGTTGACGCCGGGGGATGGCCGACAGGAACCGACGTGAGCGACTATGTGGCGACTTTTCCGACCGGTATAACCGATGTGGTTTGCCTGTTTATTAACCAATCGCCAACCGATTTGAAGATAGCCAATCCTACATGGTCAATCGTTTAACTATGACAACTCGAATCATACTTTCTCTTTTGACCATCGCCTTATCTTCCTCGGCGCAAATTCCCGTTTATTTCAATGCTACGCACTTCGCCGGATTTCCGCTTAGGACGAATATCGTCCTGACGCCGATTACCGGGATTCAGACGGACGGAACGAATTTGATTACCGGGGCGTCGCTTAACATCCCATACCAAACTAACGGAACAGTGGTAAACCTATGGCCCGCGGCTTACTCGGTAAAAATCGGAGGCGTGAATCAGAACGGGACGCTTTTTTTGCCGAACTCAACAAATGGGCTAACTCTGCCGATCAATGCCGCTGCGTGGATGAGCAATATCGTGACCTACACATTCACAAATTCAATCGGGCCAACAGTCGGAACCAACACTTCTTGGACAGGAAGCAAGACGATGCTCATCGCGGCCGTCGCTGCCGGGGAATATCAAATGCTCGCGACGGAATACAACGCCACGCTCACGCCCACCAACGCCCTGGTGCTCTGGCCTGATGGCACTTACGGCATCTGGACGGCGACGAACATAAGCGCGACGTGGCTAACCGCTGACGGCTACATGCTCACCTATACCAACACGGGCGAGCTAATCGCGCAGCCCACCGTCCTCCGTGACCAGAACGGCAACGTGACCAATTCCCCTGCGCTCTTAATATACCCATGAGAACCCTACTTGCTTTCCTTCTCTCTGCTTTCGCTTCGCTCGCGGCCATTCCATCGGGACCGCCGACGCCGAGCTTGTATGTCACGAACAGGACCGTGCCGCAAATCGTGAGTGTCCTAACGACGGGTGGTGTGATTACCAACGGCGGATCGGCAGCGATCAACAACGCGGTGATTGGCCCGGCCACTAATGGGAACGTGTCCATACCAACATATACTTTTGGGCCTAACCTTTTGGGAGACCCCGGATTTGAAGCACTTTCCGGATCGGGAACTTCATGGAGCGATGTTTATTGGAACATAACTCCTGGAGACGGGACCATCGCTATTTCAAGCGACACGCGTTCGGGAATACAGTCGGTTCACGTTATAGCAGGTTTGTCCACGCTTACAGTGGTTCGACAAGGTTTATCGGGCATAACCCCCGGAAATCAGTATCAAATTAGCGTATGGACGCATGGTGATGGCATAAACGCCGGAATTGTGAATATCCAAGACGCCACACACGGAGGCACGAATATCGTCTTTACATCGTCAGGGATCAGCGAGTCCACCAACTGGCAGCAGTTCTCTGCCACATTCATCGCTCCATCTGGATGTGCAAGCGTGATAGTCGCCTTATGGGCTCCTTCTGCAATTTCAGCGGGAGTGTGGTATGACGACGTATCTCTTCAAGGCATCGTGGCGGGGCAGACTACCGTTGCGGGAGTGACAATGGATGTGGTGGCAGGAATTGGGCAAACGAATGCGCTTCTGAGATTTCGCAGTTCGGCGGGGACAATTTTGTCAAGTTTTGCCGCCGATGGTTCGTTCTCTGGAAGTATATCATCAACACCGCAATCAGGTATTGTGCAAAACCAATGGAGTCCGCTGATTAGTTCTCAATTCACAGGCACGGTGCTTCCGGTGAATATGACGCAATCTGGTGGATGGGTGGTCAATGGTGGGCTATGGACTCCATCAGGAAATAACACAAACTTAGTGCAATGGACGAACCGCTCGGCGATAGACAACATTGACCTAACTGCGGTGATTTGCCCAACGAACGCAACGGCAATCATGGGCGTGGTCAAGCAACCATCATCACCGAACGGTCAAATTGGCGTATGGGGAATGATTGATGGGACGCTTAATCAAATCAGCATCTCGACGGTGGTTTACTCATACATAAGTAACTATGTGGTAGCATCGGCATCAATCCCGGCGCTGGTGCTCAATCGCAACTATATCCTGCGGATGCACAAAACAGACTCGTACCATGTGCGATTAGACTGGTGGGACAGCGTAACAGGTTCAAATGCAAGCTGCGCTTTCGGTGGGGCCAATGTGAACGCAATGGACCGACCAGGCGTCATCAGCGTCAACGCGGGGGGCGTGTTCAGGGAGTTGGTATATTCGACTAGGCATCCACGCAACCCAACGCTGCTTTGTTTGGGGGATTCATACACGGAGGGAGACACGACAGGCTCGGCGCATAACTCGCGCTGGTGCGCATTGCTTCGCGATTACCTCGGCGGTAACTGCGCCATTGCGGGAATGGGCGGGGCCGATACGGTGGATGTGTTGCAGCGTTTGCAAACGGACTTGTTTGGATTCCGGCCCGCAAACGTGATTGTGTTTCTGAACAACGACAGTGATCTCTCCGTGTTCGAGCCCAATATCAGCAACATTGTGAGCCAAATACAATCCATTGGAGCGCAACCGATTTTAGCGACCCTTACAATGGCATCGTATGCGCATCCGTGGTCTTATGATAAGTCCAATTTTAATTATTTTGCAACCGCGTGGATACGAACAAACGCAGCGAATATGGGGGCTAGGGTGGTTGACATGAATCAATCCATCGTGCTGGGCAACACAAACCTGAACCCGACCTATGATTCGGGCGATGGAGTTCATCCCACGCTGGCGGGGCATTACGCGATGTATCAACAGGCGCTCCAGGACCTCGGAGACATCCTGGGGACGCAGCAGCCATTTGCCAACCCGGCCTATGCGAATGAGGCGAATTACTGGGCAGGCGAGACAACGATGTGGCTAACCAACGCGGCAAATGTGCTGGCAGGAAATGGCGGAGGAATAACGAACGTCGCCGGATTGTCATCTGGCCTGTCTAATTGGGTGACTAGCTCGGCCAGCGGAGTGAGTAGCAACGCGGTAACGAACATCGTCAATGCCATCGCCGATCCGCTCGGGTCCGCATCGGCAAGCAACGTGTACACGACCCAATCCACGAATGGACTCAATGGCGCTCTCCTCCCGCTCATCCAAAGCAATAGCCTGCCAAGCAGCGTCAACGCGACGAACGGGCTGGGGACAGCGGCCTTTAAGGCGACGGGCTACTTTGACATCTCTGGAGCGGCTCAAAACGCCACCAACCCACTTCCGACCAT